GGTGACATGATTGCCGGGAAAGGAATCACATCGAATGTTGGGCAGGATAGAGTTGAAGCACTTGACGTTTATGGGCAGTACTATGCAGCATCGCATGACTTCAAAAAGTATGGCGGTTATTTTGTTGAGGTAATTTATTCGAATGATAGAAAGAGCATCGCAAAGCTGCGTCACTTACCATTTGAGGAATGTCGCATTGCGGTTGAGGGTGAAGATGAAGACGTTATTGGAATTTATCATAGTGAAGATTGGGCGAATACACGCAAGAAAAAAAACAGACCGACATTCATTCCAAAGTTCAATCCGAGCATGGCAGTTCAAGAGCCATCGCAAGTGCTTTGGAAGTTTGCATATACAAGCGGACAGATATACCCAAACCCTGACTATTGGAGTGCGGTAAATTATATTGAATTAGAGCGACAAATTGGAATGTACCACGTGAATAATATCATGAATGGTTTATTCCCATCATTTATTATTTCGTTCTTTAACGGGCAAATTCCACCCGATCAGCAATGGGATATGAAACGTGACTGGGAGAAGCTACTAACAGGCGCACGCAATGCAGGAAAGTTTTTGATGACCTTCAACGAGCGCGATACTCCAAAGCCTGACATCACATCATTCCCACTTTCAGACGCTGATAAACAATATCAATTTTTAAGTGAGGAATCGACAAGCAAAGTCATGGTTGCTCACCGAATTACCACACCGTTGATTTTCGGTATTAGAACGCAGTCAGGATTCGGCTCAAACAAAGACGAAATGGCTGTTGGTTTAGAGATATTCACTAACCAAGTTATCGAGCCTGCGCAACGGTTAATCATTAAAGGTTTCACCGAAATACTTTCGTTTGAAATTCCAAATATTCAGTTGACTGTTATTCCAAACACACCACTTTCATTCTCGGTTGCTACCGAACCAACTCCTACACCTGCGCCTGTGGTTCAATCACTTGAAAAAAAAAAGGGTTGTTGTCATCAATTAGCTGAAGAAAGTTTCGAGCCAACGAAAGAAATGGCAATCGAAGCTGAAATTGGTTTGAAGTGGCGCGATGAATACAATCGCGGTGGAACTGAAGTCGGTGTTGCAAGGGCGCGAGATATTTCGAATTTGAGAAACCTATCACTTGACACGGTGAAAAGAATGAACTCGTATTTCGCAAGGCATGAAGTTGACAAACAAGCGACAGGGTGGAACGATGGCGAGGATGGATTTCCAACGGCAGGCAGAATAGCGTGGCAACTTTGGGGCGGTGATGCAGGGCGCGATTGGGCGGCACGAATACTTGAACAAATACAAGTTGAGATGGATGCTGTTTCAACCGTTGCTGATGAACTTATTGCACTCGGTGAAGAGCCGAATAAAGATTGGATTTTGATTGATGCTTACGAGGTTGACTACGATACCGACGATGCTGAAAACAAAGAGCTTGAAGTTATCGCAGCGCACGAATTAGCCAGCACGGGCAGGGCAACACCAAATCTTAAAAGCGAACAGGATGCTTTAATTGACGGCAACTACTTCATAACTCGTTACGTATATGCAGGTGAATTTAGGCATGATAACATGAGAGAATTTTGTCGCAAGATGTTACGTGCAAACAAGCTATATCGCAAGGAAGATATTGTTGCTATGAAAAACAAACGGGTCAATCCGGGTTGGGGTCCTAATGGGTCTGATTTTTACGATTGCTGGCTTTGGAAGGGCGGAGGGCACTGCAAACATTGGTGGCAGAAGACCGTGTGGGTTAATAGCAAAGGCGCAAAGATTAACCCTGAAAGTGAAGATGCTCGCAGGATTGCGGTGGCAAAAGCTGAACGCATGGGTTACAAGGTAAGGAATGAGGAGCTTGTTGCAAAGCTACCTGAAGACATGCAATATCGTGGGTTCTTGCCAACGAATCCAGTGTGGGGCAGAAATGGAAGTGCATATAAAAAATAAAACACTATGGCAGAAGTACTTTTTATCTCGGAAAACTACATAAAAAAATACACTCAGGTTAACGGTGCGGTTGACCCGAATCTTTTATACCCTGCGGTATATTTAAGTCAAGACAAATACCTTTCACCTTACTTGGGTGATTCGTTATTTGACTACTTAAAAACGGAAATCGCGAACAATACATTGAGCGGTAACTACCAAACTTTGGTAGATGATTATTGTCGCAAAGTTGTCCTGTGGTGGACAATGGTTGAAGCTATCCCATCGCTTACATACAAGCTCGATAACGGCACGTTAGTGCAACGAACAAGCGAAGATGCTTCACCGATTTCCGACACGGTTATGAAGGATGCTATTGAGCGAGCGAAATCAAATGCAGAATACTACACTGGTGTCATGGTGGATTACTTGTGTGCGAATAGTTCGTTGTTTCCTGAATACTCAAATAACGTCTGGCCACAACGCTCACCCATCGGTGTAAAGAAGTCAAGTTCAAACTATTTATTTAGCAGTGGCAATAGCGCGATGAACACGCGAGGTCCGGTGTTTTCTAACTTATTGAGCAAACTTCCGTAAACCATATACATGAACGAACAAAAACTGAAGCAATACAAAAAAGAAACTGAAGCGTTGAGAGCTTACGAGCGTGAGATGCTAAAAAAATTATTGAAAAATGAATCTAAACTTCAATCCGTTCGACGCTGATTTCAGTGAGCCCGGTTTTACATTCCTGAAATCCACGTCATTACTCATGATAGGCACTTTGCTTGAAGGTTTGCAGGGTACACACTTGCCACCAATCGTGATAGAACTGGCAAAAGTTCTTGCCTATCTTGGTGCATCGGTAGCGTTTTTTAAGTTTCTTGGAGCGTTCTTTAGCGGAACACCACATGAGAAGTGATGTTATCACAATAGCGGTTATCGTTGCAGTGTTTTTCCTGCTTGTAATTTATTACGACCATGTGCTTGTAAAGCGGATGTTCAATGCAAGTAAGGAGAGAATCAACAAGATGTATGACAGTGCAAAGGCATTTTTGTTCATTCACTTTGTTGACAACACCACAACCGATTCAGACGATTCAGACATTAACGAAATAAACTAACATGGAAGAACTAACTAATCCCGGAAGCGGTGACTTACTTCGCGAACTTATTTTGATTGTTGCAGGATTGATCATCCGGGCGATTGAAAAAAGAAGGTTGAAGAAATCCTTGCAGAATGCCGACACGAGCGCTGAGTGATGCAGTAAAGGAGCTGGCTGATGCTTATTCAATGGCATCGGTTGCTTATACGATGACTTACCCGAATGCACCACAACCATTCGTTACGTGCGTTTATCGGTCACCTGAAGAACAACTTGAACTTTACGCACAAGGGCGAACTAAACCGGGCAAGATTGTCACGCAATTAAAGTCAGGCAGCAAACACAATAGCAAACCATCGCGAGCCATTGACATTGCTTTCAGGTTAGCCGGTGGGGGATTGACTTGGGATAAAAAGCACTTCATCAATTTCGCGCAAATCATTAAGAGCATGAATCCTGCGGTAAAGTGGGGCGGTGACTGGAAGAAGTGGAAAGATTACCCACACTATGAATTATGAATAGTAAATACCGGACATACTTTGAGATTGTTCTAAATTCGAACAAAGATGAATCATATCGCAGTCAACTCATGCGCATCCACAACGCAATCAGCCCAGCGAGTTGCACGTTTCGGAGCTTCTACACGAAGTTCAAAATTTACAAGGGGGCGAAAGCGAAGATGAAGTTCAAAGAACAAACTGCTGCGCCTATACCTTCAAACGCATTTAGTTCAATTTTAAGCACACTTAAACCAGACCCGAATCCGTTGAGCTTACCTGCATCACGCGAGTCGGTTTATACGGCTTTTAAGTTGCCTAAAACTGCGAATGATATTTTGTTGCTTTCGGATATTCACGTGCCTTACCACAACATCGAAGCATTAACCCTCGCTTTGAAGTACGGCATTCAGCACAACGTGAATACAATCATTCTCAATGGTGACTTAATTGACTTCTACGCAATCAGTCGCTTTGAGAAAGACCCTCGCAAACGTGATTTAGCGCATGAAGTGAATACATGTAGAGAGTTTCTGACGGTCTTGCGCAAGTTGTTTCCTACGCAGGAAATTTATTTCAAGTGTGGGAATCACGATGTGCGCTTTGAACACTACATAATGAGGCAAGCACCTGACCTTCTCGGACTGGGTGAATACAATCTCCAGTCACTGCTTCAACTTGAGCAGCATCGAATCACGTTTATTCCTGATAAACAAATCATTCATGCAGGACAACTTACAATTCTGCATGGGCATGAGTTAGGAAAGTCGGTGTTCAGTCCGGTGAACGTGGCGCGATCACTTTACATGAAGGCAAAGGACAATGCTATTTGTGGACACCACCACCAAACAAGTGAACACACCGAGCCATCAATCAACGGCAAGGTTGTAACGTGTTGGAGTGTGGCTTGCTTAAGTGAGCTTTCACCCGACTACCATCCGGTGGGGAATAAATACACTCATGGTTTTGCTCACATAAAGGTGGATGCGAACGGTGACTTTGAAGTAAACAATCTGCGAATCGTCAAAGGCAAGATTCGTTAACACGTGCCGAGCAAATACCCTCGATGCCCGGTGAGTTGGTAGAGTCGGAGTGAGCAATCGACAAACGCTTCCTCATCCAGCATTCCGATCTCGTCATTTTTTAGCAGTGCTTTTCTTTGCTTTCGGAGTCTTGCTATCTCCGCGATTTGTTCCGGGGTGTACATGTTCAATCTTGGTTTTGTAGTGACTAATTAACGCTTGTATTTCGGGTATCGTATAACGCTTCTCAATCGTTTTATCAACGTCTAATTGTTCAACCGCTTCAAGACCTATGCGGTTTATTAATCCGTCTCTATACGCAAGCAAATTGCCATGTCTGAACTGGTTGCATGTAACACATTGACCATGCACGTTCATTTCATTAAACCGCAGATTCGGAGTTGAACCGACCGAGTAGAAGTGCCCAGCATCAAACTTTCCCTTGAGTGGTTTGCCACAACTGATGCAAGGTTTGTGCGCATCGCGTGTGCGGATGAACTTATTGAATACTGCCTGAAGTTTTTTCTTCCATTCTGCAAGGGTAATCAGTTCGGATTTCCTGCGCTTCATTTCGGATTTCTGCGCTTTCTCATTGACTTGCTTTGCATATTCAATGATGCAATCCGGGTTGAGACACGTGGCTTGTAACGAGCTGAATCGTGGCTTGAATTTCTCTTTACAAATCTTGCATTTTCTCACGTCCACTTGATTTGTTCGCACTTCAGATTTGCGAGTATTGTACCCACAATTATTTCGCGCTGAACTTCGGTGGCTTCGGTTTTTAATTCTACCGAGTTTTTGTGTTCTCCGTTGATGGAACGGATGAGCTCAAAGTCCCATTGAATATTTTCGCTCCCGGCAACACACATTGTAATCGTGCCTGCATGGTATTCAATTCTCTTGTGGGGTTTGGTTTGTACTTGTATCATTGTCTTGTTGTTTGGTTAATTCTTTTTTCATGTCTTCTGCGCCTGCTATATATGCATTGATGAAATACTCGCGCTCCATTTGTAACAAATCTATACAGTAATTTGTTACGTCTTGGTAGATGCTGGCAGCTATTGCCTTGCGGTTTTTGTTTGCCTTACTTGTGTAGTGGGCAATCAGGTTTTCGAGCGGTGTATTCAATTCAATGATGCTTTAATTGGCATGTGTTCACTATTAAGGAAACATGCGGTGAATCTTCCTTTGTCATCTTCAGCAGTTCCGACCTCAACTATCGGTTGGTAGAGCTTCATGCGTTCCTGATTGATCACAACATAAACTGGTGTGTCGGGGTGGAATGCTTCAAGCAGGATGATGAGGTCTTCAACTGTCACAATATTAGAACGGCAAATCTCCTGAATCTTCCTTTCTGAATGCAGGACTTTTTTGCTCACCGGGTTTTTGATATGGTGCTGAAAACTTTATTGAAAGGTATGTTCCCTTCGCACCTTGCTTCACCCATGCAGCAATTTCTTTTTCCACTCCGTTCACTTTGGCTGATCCTCGGTAGTCGGGTTGCTTGTCTCCATCTTGCTTTTTGTTATTGCGAAATAGATTTCCGCTATTGTCTTGTAGTTCGTATGACATAATTCTTTAGGTTTATTAATCTTGTGATGTATGGCTCGCAGCTTGGTAAGTGATGATTGTTTTTTACATGTTCCAAATGAATCCGCAAACAGTGCGCAACGTCCAACACTTTCACATGTGGAGCGGGTTTGTACACTGTCTGCGGAATATCATGCTTTAGTAATTCTTCAACCTCTGCGATAAGTTTTGACACTTGACTTTGGCTCGGTGAGGATGCGCTCACGGATAAAGTCGGCAACGGTTTGTTTTTGTTTTTTTGCAAGGGATGCAATTTTCTTTTTGTCGCTGGTGCTTACTCTTGCACTCACGCGAAGGGTTTTTGTTTTACTCATTTGTCGTTATGTATAGTTTATTATCTACGTGGTTTAGCAATATGGCTACTGACTTTCCGCTTAATTGTTGCAGTCTTCTTATGCGCAATTCAATGGCTTCAATGATTCGTTCGGTTTCATAACTATTTTCGAGAATATCATGAATAATAAGGGAAACATCTTCGCCATTATTCTGCCATTTCAATTCTTCGTCATGCAACTCTTTTACGGATTTCTTCATGTAGTAAATGTAATTCGTTTATTACTTGGTCAACGGATGCAAAGAGTGCTTCGCAACGCTCCAGAAGTTCATCAGTTGACATTGATGTATAATTGACTTGTACGTTTGCAGTTATATCAGTCGTGTAATTCATACCACAATTATAGTAAGTCAATCTTGTATTCCGCGCATAGCTGATACAATTCTTCACGCAATTTTTCCACCACTTCATAAACTTCCGAGGTGTGGCTTTCATACTTGTAAATGCTTCGCATACGCTGGCTGATTTCATTCAGGACGTGTACGGCATCGCTCCCATGTATCGCCTGCATGAACTCTGGTTGTTCTTCAGGCAGGTTGAATATCAGTTGTGCTTTCATGGTGTTTCTTTTTTTTACTTTTTATAGTATAAAACTGAATTGAAAATCATACCTTATCGGGTATTATTCGGGTTAGTGAATGACTTATCATACCTTATCGGGTGTCATTGCTCACCTCCTTTGTATGTTTCGTTGTAATATGCTTTACCATCTGTAGAGAGACCAATATACTCTCTACCCGTCATTTGAATCTCTTTACCAGCTTTATCATCTCCAAAAGTTCCATCTTTATAGTATCTTCGATTTACTAATTCAATAGAATCTACAGCCTTAATAAGCTGCTCCTTCTCCATTGCTTTGGCTTCGGATAAACACCTTCTAAAATGCTCTCTTTCTTTTGGGTCAGAAAATGGAAGAAAAGGTAATAGGTGTGCA